CTGGCAACCATTTTACGGAGATTCAGTTTGACAGGTCTCCGAATACTTTAGTTGTCGGTACAAACGGTGCTGGTAAATCTACAATGCTCGATGCATTGTGTTTTGCCTTATTCAATAAAGCCTTTCGTAATGTAACAAAACCACAACTGATTAACAGTATCAACGGCAAAGACTGTGTTGTTGAAATCGAATTTGACACCGGCAACAAGTCATATAAAATTATTCGTGGCATCAAACCAAACACATTTGAAATTTATTGTAATGGCACACTCGTAAACCAAGATGCAGCTGCTCGTGACTACCAAGAATATCTTGAACGTTATATTCTAAAACTGAATTACAAATCTTTTACACAAATTGTTATTCTTGGTTCAGCATCATTCGTTCCTTTCATGCAGTTGTCGGCATCTGACCGTAGAGCCATCATCGAAGACCTGTTAGATATTCAAATCTTTTCCTCAATGAATACGTTATTGAAGGAACGTGTTTCTGCGAATAAGGACTCAACTACTGATAACAAATATCAGATTGAACTTACCACACAGAATTATGATTTGCAGGAAAAACACATCAGCCAACTCAAACAGAACAATGAAGAGAAGATTGTTGAGTATGAATCTGAGATTGAAACTGCACGGAAGGATATCAGTCTAGTAAATACCAGTATTGAAAACTTTACCAAAAAAGTTGAAGAACTGCAAAAGTCAATTGAAGATAAGAAGACGGTTGAAGGTAAGATTAAAAAACTGAATCAACTTGAATCACAAATTGAAACCAACATTTCGAAGTTGAAGAAGGATATTGAATTCTTCCAAAACAACGATAACTGTCCTACTTGCCGTCAATCGATTGGCGAAGAGTTAAAGGCAGAACAGATTTCAAAGAGTGAAACTAAGGTTGCAGAAAGTTCTGCCGGCATTAAAGAATTGGCTGATAGAATTGAGGCAGAAACACAAAGACTGCAAGAGATTCATGCTGTATTGGAACAGATTCACAAGTGTCAAGTTAAGATTGCTACCGACAATACATCGATTACTGGGATGAATAACTACATCTCAAAGTTACAAAAACAAATCGATGCGTTGAAGAATACCAAACTTAATCTTGAAACTGAAACAGTTAAACTTAATGAACTGAAAACTAAACTTGACCAGTTGGAAGAGCAAAAGAAAAAACTGATTGAAGAAAAAACTTATTTTGATGCAGCAGCTATTCTGTTGAAGGATAGTGGTATCAAAACTAAGATTATTAAACAATACTTGCCTATCATTAACAAGGTGGTCAACAAGTACCTGGCTTCAATGGACTTCTTTGTTAATTTTAACCTTGATGAATCGTTTAGGGAAACAATCAAGTCACGACACCGTGACGAGTTTAGTTATGCGTCATTTAGTGAAGGTGAAAAACAACGTATTGACATGGCATTGATGTTAACGTGGCGAGCAGTTGCTAAACTAAAGAACTCTGCAAACACCAACCTCTTGATTCTAGATGAGGTATTTGACAGCAGTTTAGATGTTAACGGCACTGAATACCTGATGCAATTGTTACATATGCTTGAAGGTGTAAACCTGTTCGTCATCAGCCACAAGGGTGATATTCTGCAAGATAAATTTAGAAGCATGATTCGATTTGAGAAGATTAACAATTTTAGTAGGATTGCAAAATGAGTGATACATTAATTATTGATACTGGTGTGGGTCTATCTGAACCAGTTGTGGTAGAACCCCTTCCTCTTTATGATGAAAACTACTACATGCTTACGCAGGCAATGCCTGAACATAACATTAACATGTTGCCAAATCCAGTGGTTACAAAATTTGTACGCAGATTACAATTGACAATGGGTAAGTACAATGGAATCGGCTTGTCGGCAAACCAGTGTGGTATTCAGGAGAGAATCTTCGTTATGACTGGTGATTTTGTTTGTATTAACCCTAAAATTGTAGGTCATTCGGCAGAAGTTGAGAAAATGAAAGAAGGTTGCCTCTCTTATCCTGGTTTATTTGTTACAGTACCAAGATACAAGTGGGTCGATGTTGAATACTATGATGAAAACGGACAACTTCATAACAATCATTTTGAAGGTGTTACTGCTCAATGTTTCCAACACGAACTTGACCACATGGACGGAATTACTTTTGTTTCACGTGCAGGCAAGGTTGCTCTACAACTTGCAAGAGAAAAACAGAAGAAACTAATTAAAAAAGTTAAGAGAATGGTAAAATAATGGCGTATGCATTTGACCCGAAAGATGATGTAGAAACACAATGGCAGAAATGGTCGGAAGAAAACCCACCAGAATCCTTCATTGATGTTGATACTGACGAGTTGCGAGAAAGAACAATTCGTGACTTGACTTTCGTTTCACAGATGGATGTTAAAGAATATACTTTGTATCAAAAGTGGTGTGAAGTGCATGACAAATATCCTACTGTTAAGAACATGACAGTCTTTGGTGATGAAGAAGTTTTTCTGCAAGAGCCCAACCAAAAGGTAATGATTGATGAGGTCAAGAAAAACATTTGGGTACCAGAATCGGCAGAAGATTATCTGAATCTTAAACCTGTTTTGGAATACACTGATGATTCTGGAGATATATACACCTCAGGTGTTGATGGATCTCAAGTAAAACTGGATAAGAAACGCACTAAACAATTACCTGAACAATGGAACACCGCACGAACCTTCATTTCGACCATGAAGAACAATTCGAACATTGGTCGAAACCTAAATTTTATGGTGAAAGATGATGTTAGCGGTAGATATCTTGGTGTTATATGTATCAGTTCTGACTTCCTTGACCTCACACCACGTGACAATGTTATCGGTTGGCCTCGTGACCTGAAGACCACTGGTGGCATGATTAATCATACAGCGATTGGTTCAACGATTGTTCAATTTCAACCACTAGGTTTTAATTATGTTGGTGGCAAGTTGCTTGCACTTCTTTGTTTGTCTGATGAAGTACAACGTCTGTGGAAGAAACAATATGGTGACACATTAGTTGGTGTTACCACAACTTCGTTATATGGTAAGACTAAAGCTGGAGGTCTATCACAGTATGATAACCTTACACATTGGGAACCTATGGGTTTCACCGCAGGTTCAGTATCGTTTGAACCAGAAAAAGAAACTCGTTATCTTATTCGTGAATGGTTAAAAAAGAATCATACACGTAAGTATTTCGAATGGTATGTTGCCAAGAAGGCTTCGGGTCAACCACATAAACGTGACCACAAGAATCGTTCATTATCATTTACCTATTCTAAGTTAGGCATTCCTAAAGAGTTGATTAAGTCTGACCACGCACGTGGAATCTATTTCAGTCCACTATACACAAACACATATGAATTTTTGCGTGGTGAGATTAAAGAAGACCAACTGAATAAATCTTTTGATACATCATATGATGCTCTTGTTGGTATCTGGAAGAACATGGCAAAAGGACGTATTAAACAACTTATCAAGAAAAATAATGTTTCATACGAAACACTCTTCTATGATGATTTGATTTTTATGGACTGGAATGAGGCAAAGATGAAATACCTACCTCAAGTTGGACGATAAAACGCCTATATAATTATATGCGGTTGTTTTAGAACAGATTGGGGGTCCACCCTAATCGGTAAGTGCGAATCTTACGAACCGCTCCACATTCGACCCGCTGTTGCGTAAAAACAACAGCGGGTTTTTCTATGGCTTGCCACCTAGGTTTACTTGTGTTATACTCTGTCTATCAAATAAAGGAGTATAAATGTGACTGAATTAGACAACGATTATTCCCATACTCTGTTAGAGCAAGAGGAAATGGCATACAACTTTAGTATTCTGGACGTTGAAGGTGCCTTTGCCACTTTTGGTGTTGCCTGTATCCTCGATGAAGTCTGTAAAAATCCTTTTATAAAACAAGAACTTACCGCCTATCTAAGGGGGCTTGACAAGGCATAGGTTTACCTGTATAATGGTACATATTGAATGAGAGAGTAATTATATTATGACGTTTACAGTTGAATCTAAAACACAGTTAGCAAAGCTTCTGGCTACTGAAAATATCAGTATTGAACACCAGAAAATTTCAACTGCAAAATTTGATCCTAAAAATCGTGTATTGTACTGCCCAATTTGGGAAAACATGTCCGGTGATTTGTATGACCTGCTTATGGGTCACGAAGTCGGTCATGCTCTATATACTCCACCTGAAGGTTGGCATGATGCCCTTTCGGGTCGTGGCCGTAATTTCAAAGGCTTTCTGAATGTCGTTGAAGATGCTCGCATCGAAAAGAAAATTAAACGCCGTTATCCTGGTTTGAATAATTCTTTCATTCGTGGTTATACAAACCTTCTTGAACGTGATTTTTTCGGTATTAAAAACCGTGATGTTAATGGATTGTCTTTCATTGACCGCCTTAACATTTATTTCAAGACTTCGAATTTGACCAATATTAATTTTTCAGAAGAAGAATTAAAAATGGTTCGCCAAGTTGAAAATTGTGAAACTTGGGAAGACGTGCTTCGCATTACTGAAGTTGTTTTTGATTACTCCAAAGATGAGCAATTTGAAACTCAACAATCAATGCAATCAATGTCTGGTCAATCGGATGATGAATTCGATGATTATGATTATGATTATGATGAATCGGATGAAGAAGGTGATAATGACGCTGATGGCCAATCCAACTTCGGTGAAACCCGTGACATTAATGGTGGCGAAGAAAATGAAGATGCTGATTCCAATCAATCACAAGCCAAATCTGGTGAAGATGGTGAAGAACAGGAAAATAAATCAAATAGCAATCAATTAAATCGTTTTAAAGATTCTTCGCTTTCTAAAGAAGATTTTCAACCTAACTGTTCCACTGATGAAACTTTCCGTCAACTTGAAACTCAACTTGTTTCAAGTGAGTGTAAGCCATATATTTACACGACAATGCCTGAACCAATTCTGGAAAACATTATTACTCCGGCAAAACGTGTACATCAATTAATTGAAGAATGTTATTTCACTAATGATGTAACGGCTACTACTCGCGCAAACGAAAATCTTCGCCAGTTCCGTTCCAAAAATGAACGTTATGTTGGTTTGCTTGCAAAAGAATTCGAAATGAAGAAAGCTGCTCGTGCTTTTGCAAAGGCTAAAACTTCTAATACTGGTGATATTGATATCAACAAACTGTACAAATATCAGTCGGATGACAATATCTTCCGTAAAATGATGCGTGTACCTAAAGGTAAATCACATGGTCTGGTTCTGTTGCTCGACCGTTCCGGTTCAATGAGTGATAACATGGCAGGTTCGCTTGAACAGATTATGGTTCTGGCTTTGTTCTGCCGCAAAGTGAATATTCCTTTTGTGGTTTATGGTTTTGGTAACTCTTTTCCAGGTCGCGGTGCTGACTTTACTGAAGAAAAAGATACAACACCAAAAACATGTTTCACTAAAAAAACTGGTGATATTGCTTTAGAACATGTTTTTCTACGTGAATATATTAATTCGAACATGGGTAATGCGGAGTTTAATCGTTGCCTACGTAATATTGTACGTTTGAAAGAATCTTATGAAACCCGTTGGTCTCGCCGTCCCGATTCGGAACACCTTTCGAATACTCCGTTGAATGAGGCTCTGGTTGCTTTGGTGCCAATCACGGAAAAGTTCCGTAAGGTCAATAACCTTGAACTTGTGAATTTGGTTATCGTGCATGACGGTGATGCTGATTCTACCAATTCTCGCTGGGTACAGGTTGATGTGAGTGATGTGAATAGTCGTTTGGTGCCTAATCGTTTCTATGCTAAAAACGAAAATGTTTTTGTGCGTGAAAAGAATAAGCAAATTCAGTTTGACCCGAAAATAGAACACTATGAATCGATTCGTAAAGTGTTCTTTGATTACTATCGTGAAAAAACTGGTTCAAAGATTTTTGGTTTCTTTATCGCAGGTAAAGGTAAGCAATTGCGTTACGCTCTAACCAATCGTTACTATGATAAAAATGGTGAAGATGTTATGACTGTTACCAATCGTCAACTGAATGGCAATCCTTATACCATGTATCGTTACAAGTATGAGAAGTCGCCTCTGGTTGATTCTCTTGTTGCTCGCATCAAGGATGAAAAGTTTGTTGAATCTAAGAATCCTGGTTATGATGGTTTCTACATCATTCCTGGTGGTGATGACCTGACCATCCATGATGAAGGCCTTGTTGTTAACGGCAACGTTACTGCTTTCAAGTTGAAGAGTGCTTTTCTGAAAATGAATAAGAAAAAACAAGTGAACCGTATCATGGTTTCCCGTTTCATCGATGGCATCGCTGCCTAATGTTGTGGTTAGTACCTTCTGGAGGTGTTGTAAAAATACAACACAATTCCAGAGGGGCTTGCTTTTCCTACCAATACCTGTATAATGGTATTATTGAGTGAATGATTAGGAGTCTATATTATGCGTAAAGTGAATTCGAATGTTCGTGAGCAATTTATTAAAGTTGCTGTTGCTACTGGTAAGGAAATTCTGACTCTACAAGAGCTCAAGGATTTGTGTGAAGATAATGACCTAAAGTTTCCACAATGGTATGCAAAAGATTTAAACTATCGTGCTGGTCGTGGAATGTATCGTGTACCTACCGACCTGTCCTCCAATCCTGCTGTTGTGCCGGCACCTGTTGTTGCACCAACTATTAATGTTCAAGCACAGGTATTAAAAATGCCACAAGATAAAATTTCACATGGTAACCGAATTGCCAATGTTGTAACTGACCTTGAAACCGAAGATTTGATTCCAAAACCCTATAAGAATTATGTTCCTTTCGGTAACTATGAAGACTTGGTTCAGATTATTTCTTCAAATAAGTTTTTTCCAATTTTCATTACTGGTCACTCTGGCAACGGCAAAACCATGTCCGTTGAACAGGCTTGTGCCAAACTTAAGCGCAAGTTTGTTTGTGTATCAATGACCCCTGAAACCGATGAATCCGACCTACTTGGTAATTACGTTCTGATTAACGGTCAAATGGAATGGCGCGATGGTCCAGTGACCGTTGCGGCTCGTCAAGGTGCTGTGCTCTGTATCGATGAAATTGACTATGGTGCTCAGAACCTTTCCTGCCTGCAACGTGTGCTTGAAGGCAAACCTTTCCTTCTGAAGAAAAAGAATGAATCGGTTGTACCTGCTGAGGGTTTTACCGTTATCGCAACCGCTAACACCAAAGGTAAAGGTTCTGACGATGGTCGTTACATGTTTACTAATGTTCTGAATGAAGCTTTCCTTGAACGTTTCCTAAACACCTACGAACAAGATTGGCCTCCAGTTACCGTTGAGAAAAAAATTATCAAAAAAGAATTGACCTTTCATGGTCGTTCTGACGATGAGTTTGCTGATAAACTGGTTACTTGGGCTGATGTTATTCGCAAAACCTTTAATGAAGGCGCAGCTGATGAGATTATCAGTACCCGCCGTTTGGTTCACATCGCAAAAACCTTTAGTGTTTTCGGCAATCGCCTCAAGGCAATCGAGCTGTGTCTTAATCGTTTTGATGCTGATACCAAGGCAAGTTTCCTTGACCTTTACACCAAAGTTGATGCCGGTGCAGAAGAAAATCCTGTAATACCACAACCAGATGTTTTTTCGGCACCTTCAGAGGAAGAAGTTCCGTTCTAAGGCAATGATGGCATGTTAACCTGTAAAATGGTTGACATGCCTATCGTTGTTTGTTACAATATAATCTGATTCGAGGTCTTGATTCACACCTTGAATGTTTTGTGAAAGTGAATCATTTAAATCATGGAGATACAATATGTCCGCAAAAGAAAAAGTTCTTTCTTATCTAACTAAAGATAGTGCCTACAATACCTTGACCGCAGCTAAGATGCAATCAGTTTTTGGCGTTAAGAATCCTGCCGCACTCGTTGACCACCTACGCAAAGAAGGTCATGCAATTTATTTGAATACCCGCATCAATGCAAACGGTGAGAAGGTTTCGTTCTACCGTTTGGGTACACCAACCAAGGCAGTCGTTGCTGCCGGCATCCGTGCTCTTCGCCAATCTGGTAAGCGCACTTTCGCCTAAAACATAGTCGTTTAGGCTGGGCAGGAGAGATATATATTTGTGTATCTCTCCTTTTTTATTTTATGGATATATTATGGAAATTAAAGTTAAAATCGATGATTTGAAAAAGAACAAACTGTTTGTTGCGACACCCATGTATGGTGGTATGGCGCACGGCATGTATGTCAAATCATGTCTAGACCTACAAAGTCTAATGTCACGCTACGGTGTTGAAGTGAAGTTTTCCTTCCTCTTCAATGAATCACTAATTACCCGTGCTCGAAATTATTTGGTTGATGAATTCCTGCGTTCGGATTGCACACACCTTCTATTCATCGACTCGGATATTCACTACAATCCACAAGACGTTGTTGCACTCATGGCACTAGATAAGGACGTTATTGGTGGTCCTTATCCTAAGAAAGCAATTAACTGGAACAATATTGCTGCGGCTGCCCGCAAACATCCAGATATGAGTCCGGGTGACCTCGAAGGTCTCGTTGGTGATTATGTTTTCAACGTAGTACACGGCACTAAACAGTTCCAGGTAACCGAACCGCTTGAAGTATTAGAAATTGGTACCGGTTTCATGATGGTTAAACGTGAAGTGTTTACGAAGATGGAACAGGCATATCCAACCATTCGTTACAAACCTGACCACGTTGGCCAAGCCAACTTTGATGGTTCGCGTTACATTCATGCATATTTTGATACTGTAATTGACAGTGTAGATTCTATCACTGGTGGTGGTTCTGACCGTTACCTAAGTGAAGATTATATGTTCTGTCAGATGTGGCGCAAGATTGGTGGAGAAATCTACCTGTGTCCTTGGATGCGTACACAACACATTGGTACTTACGCATTTACCGGCAACATGCCTAAGATTGCAGAACTTACTGGGAGATTGTAATGACCAAGAAAGACCTCGTTAAAGCATCCCAAAATGCTACAACAGGTGGTCGCAAGTTTGATGGTGGAAAACTCCAATATGGATTAGTACCACCACTTGCTTTGAAAGAAATGGTCAAGGTACTTACGTTTGGTGCAGAGAAGTATGAACCAGATAATTGGAAACATGTACCAGATTCTAAACGTAGGTACTTTGATGCCATGCAACGTCACCTGTGGGCATGGAAAGAAGGTGAAGTTATTGACCCTGAATCGGGTATTCACCATTTAGCGCACGCAATGTGCTGCTTGTTTTTCTTGTACGAACATGATATCAAATATTCGCCGCAAGATTAATACTTTTATTGTATAATGACATTTTTACTTGGAGTATATTATGAAACTTTCGAATGACACTATTAACATCTTGAAGAACTTTGCAGGTATCAATACCGGCATTGTGTTTAACCAAGGCAATGTAATTAAGACCATCTCTGGTAACAAGAACATTCTTGCACAGGCATCTGTTGCAGAATCTTTCCCTGTACAGTTTGGTGTTTATGACCTCAATAACTTCCTCACCGTTCTGAGTCTACACAAAGAAGAACCTGAGATTGAATTTGGTGAGAAGAATGCAACTATCGCAGGTATGGGTGGTCGTAGTAAGGTTAACTATCGTTTCTGTGACCCAACTATGGTTGTTGCACCACCAGAAAAACCTATCGCAATGCCTGAAGCTGAGATTCGTTTCACTCTGAATGAAGATGACCTATCGTGGATTCTACGTTCTGCAGCTGTACTTGGTTCACCTAACGTTGCTGTAACTTCTGATGGTTCTAAGGTTGGAGTTCTGGTATTTGATGCAACTAATGATGCTGCCTCTACTAACACACTTGAAGTTGCTGATGGTAACGGCGATTCGTACAAGATGATTTTCAAGACTGAAGCCTTGAAGATGATTCCTGGTTCATATGATGTTGCAATCAGTTCACGTGGTGTTTCTCATTTCACAAACCGTGCTCGTGACTTACAATATTGGATTACAACTGAAGCTGGTTCGACCTTCACCAAGGGTTGATATGCTAATTTACTTTACGACATATAGTGGTGTGTCTGTTGCAATTAATCCACAACATGTTATACTTGTAACAGAAGTGACCGGCCGTGATGCCACCAAGATTACATTATCTGACGGTGGTACCACGGAAGTTCGTGGCAACATGCTCGAAACTGTCGCACAACTAAACGCAGTACATTGATTCTTTTTTATATTATGAGGTTTGTGAATGGAACATCTACTTTGGACAGAGTTATATCGTCCTAAAACTATTTCTGATTGTATTCTACCTGAACGTTTGAAGAAACCGTTTCAAGAATATGTAAATCAGAAAAATATTCC